TTCTGGTTGCTGACCAGGACCGTCACGTCGCCGTCCGACCGCAAGCGAATCGATTGGCCCTGGATCATAAAGTTAAGAACTCCTTTGCATTTCACGCATATCACAGGTCAGCCCTCCCTTTTTCGCCGTCTTTCGCGCTCGCGTTCGCGGTGACAGGCACGGCAGACACGGCGGCCGTTCGACATGTAGACGTTATCACCGGCGAGCAGATGACCGTGTTTGCAATGGTCCTGATCGCCGAATTGAGTCCGACGGTTGCGGTTTTGCTGTTCATCGGTTGCCCAATGACAATTGGCCGGTTCGTAATTGCCGTCACCGTCGATGCGATTGATGCTTAGGCCAGGCGGGTTTTGCGGCTTTTCGCCCATGTCAGCCAAAAAATTCCGAAAATCATGCCAGCGCTCGCAGACCGAAATGCCACGCCCCCCATAGTCTTTGTAATTTTTTAGCTTCGGGTTTTTACAACGCTGGAGCATTTGCGCCCAGCACTGATAGGTCGGCGTGTTGCCGTGCGCTTTGCTTTTGGCGTGGCCATGGGCGCGGTCGACGTTGCGACCGTGACCTTGGATGAACTTTTTCTGCTCGCCCCTGACGTAGCCGCGGCGCGCTTCCGAATTTCGCGCGATCGGCGCGAACCCGCCGCAGCCGCATTGACAGAGCGCGACCCGCACGTCGCTTTCGCGACCTACAAATGCGAAAGCGCGCTCCATTTATCAGCCCCCAATCTGCGCCGGGATTGCCACGGGCGGGATGCACGACCACTGCGGCGATTGCTGGATCGTGGTTGCGATACGGGCAAGCTGGTTGACCAGGTCAATGTCCAGCATCACGTTTAGCCTGTTGGGATCGCAGTTGTTCGGCGTTTCGGTCCGTTCGACCGCGACCATGGACTCGAGGCGGCCAGCGTCTTCGATCGTCCAGCCGATTTCCTGGGCCCGCATCCAGGCGAGAATCGAGGCCTTCATGATCCGCGGCGACACCGCCCGCTTCCCTGGCGGGATCCGCGTCCCGTCGTCAACAAGACTGACACTTGACCAATTGTGCCGATACCAAAACCCAAGGTCGCGCGCGAACTTCATGACCGTGTACCTGGATTCGACCCGCTGCCAGGCGCCGTCCGGCGCGCCGGTGTTCTGATCGTACTTGTAGGTCGTCAACGGCTCCTCGATCCACAAACTGGTGACGCGCACGCCGAGCGAGTTGGCGACGTCCCAGTTCATGATCCCGGCGTCGTAGAACATTTTCTTTTCGTCGCTGCTCCAGACTGTCGAGCACTGACGATGGTCGTACAAGCTGCCAAGGATTCCGTTGTCGTACTGCACGGGGCGACTGGGGTCGTCGCAAGCGGTGCAGCAGACCCGCGAGCAGGTCGCGGCGGAGAACAGATAGCCCGGATATTTGTAGCCGGTGCGAACCGGGATAACGACTTCCTCCGGATTGTTGCGATCGCGGCCATAGGCGGCGATCTGGCCGGCCGTGTCAGTGTAGGAATGGAAGCATTCCCCACCGCGGAAATCGCCCTGCACGCCACAGAGCCATTGCGCGCGCAGTTGGTGAATGACCGTATTGACGACGATTTCGTCCTCAACGCCGATGGCCACGCAATCCCAGGGACACTGGAACGGGGTCACCAGCGTAACCGCGTCATAGGTGGCATTGCCGGGCGTGCCCGCGGCCGTGGTCACGGCGACGCCGGGCGGGAACTGGTCGCCGAATTCCGGATTCCAGATCGGTTCGAACCAGTTTCCGGCCGCGCCGACGACCTTCGACGTCATGGTGATTTGGCCGCCAGTCGCGGCTGCGGCGTCGAACGGCAGGTCGACGTTCGCATTAAAGGCGTCGGCGAGCGCCGCGGCGATCGCGTCGCCCGTGGTCCCGGTGTTCACCGCGACCTCAAATTCGAAATCCATCAGCGCGACCGCGAGCAGGCCGGTCCCGGTCGCTGGTCCGGTGATGGTGATCGTGTGCGTCGCCTTGACCGCGCCGGTCGTCACTTCGGCCAGCGGCGAGCAGTACAGCGGCAGCTCCGGACAGGTGGCGAAGTGTTGCATCGCCATGAGCGTTAGCGGACAGCCTGGCCCGAACGTGTCGCGCACGTCGTTGACGCTATAAAACTCGTACCAGGTGCCAGGGACGCCGGTCCCCCCGTCAGCGGTCGAGAGCTGCTGCGCGAAGTAAATCGGCTTGCAGAGCTGCTCGAGGGGGAGGTACCCGCTAATGCACCAGGTCAGGAAATTTCCCCTCGCCTGGGCAATGCTGATGTTGTTTTGAGGCATGCCGCGCGCCCTCCACACCGCATATAGGGTGCGCGCAGATTATCCCGACGCTAGAACTTGAGCAATCGGCCTTTATGAGTCCTTGGCGTGCGCTTCTTCGCTGGCGCTGACCGAGATCCGCCGACCGCGCGGCGTCGGCGCGCCGGGCGGTTGCGCCGGCTGGCCGGTGTCCGGCTTGTCCAGCCCCTCGATGATCGCGTGCCCGATCTGCTCCAGGTCACCCGCCTGGATCGCGGTCGCAATGGTCGGGGTCAATTCGACCTCTTGCGGCACGTTGGGAATGATGGTGCCGTCCCGCGTATAGATCACGGCGCCCTTCAGCGCCTTGACGATCACGCGGACCGGCGGCGGCACGGTGCGGCGCCTACCCCACCCTCGAGGTGAAGCGACGCCGGCTGGGATTGTAGCGCGTTGCGCCAGGCGGCGCGGGTCTTCTTGTCCCAAGCCGATACCGATTCGCTGCGACTTCAACATTTGAATCTCCCTCCTCAACGGGTGTCGGGACCTGCTCGCAAGGATAGCATGGATCGGGCGGCGGACACGGGCAGCCCGACTGCACGTTGATAAACAAGCGGTTGAGATAGCTGCAGCCCTGGTCGCCCATGGTCTCGTCGCAGAACACAATCTGTTCCAAGAACGTAAAGCTAAAGGCGACGCGGACCGCCGGGGCGCGGGTCGCCTGCACCTTCATGCCGTTATAGACGGTCGGCCCATAGGTCCGGTCGGGGTGCCAATTGACCAGCACCAGGCAGAGCTGCTTTTCCGCGAGCTCGATCTGGTCGGCAGCCTTCCAATCGCATTCCGAGTCCTGACCGTCGAGTTGGGCAATGAAATTGACCATGCGCGGGATGGTGAAAAATTCCTGGTCCTGATCCGGGGCGAATGGCTTCACCTTGTCGGCGACCGGAATCACCAGGAGATAGGGCGGGTTCATCAGCGCCCAGTGCTCCTCGTCGAGAACCCGGACCACGAGCTTGACCTGCTCGCCGAAGATCGTGCCGCAGGCGCGGATCCGCCGGGTGATCTTGTTGTACAGGCTATCCGGCGTTCCGAGCGCCGCGACTTCCTGCTCAACACTGATGGTGCTGGTGTTATCCATTCAGGTCATCTTAACCGCCAGGGCGAGCTCCTCACGATGCGGGTTCTCCGATAGCGACTCGTCAAGCGCCTCTTTCATCATTTTACGCTTTGCCATCTTGCGCGTACCGCTCGCCAGGTAACCAGCATAAGCCGTATTGGCGGACAGGGTCCCGGAGCGGCCGCCGGCGCTGACGTCGATCGATCCGGCCAGGGTCCCGGTCTGGTTGCCGGGGTAGGCGCCAGGCGCCGAGACGCCGCCCGACATGTTGGAAATGAAATAGTTCCGGGCGTCGTTCAGCCTGCCCTCAATCCAGGCCTCGATTGTCGCGTCGTCAATGTGCGGGTTCGGCAGGTTCGACACATCGAGCGTTAGGTCGACTTCAACAGTCATCAGCCCACCTGATCGATAACGGGACCGCCTGGTGCCTGCCAGGTCGGCGGCAGCTTCTGGGTTGCGGGATCGCTGCGCGGGTCGAGAACGGTGTCGATCGTGCAGCTCAAGATTAGGAAACGGTGCACCATGCCCAGGTCTTCAACGCTGCGGACCTTGTACCAGGTGGAAATCTTGGTGTGCTTGTCGGCGTGATAGACCCAGTGGTTCAGATCGACCTTGACGTCGCGCGGGTAGCGGATGGTGAATTCATGGCTGGGCGGTTTAACGTTGGTCCCGAATACCGATTGATAATCGAGGATCTGGTCGGGGCGGAGCGCCAGAAGCTGCGCCATGACCTGAATCACTTCCGGTCGCTGCACGATGGTTGACACGTCGCCGTCTGGCCGTTCGACCGTGGTCGAAATAATGACCTGCTCGCGCATACGGCCAAGGTCCGGCGCCTCTCGCCGGTTCGGCATGTATGAGGTAACGGGGACTTTGGCCACGTCACCAGATCCAGCGAATGCCGCGGTTTAGGAAGTCGATTGCGCCGCAGCGGTGCAGCAGGTCTGGCCGGTGCATTTCGCTGTCGCCGCGGTTCTCGCAGACCCAGGCGAACACGTGCGCCACGCCCTGCAGGAACCAGGGCGGGAGACCGCCGCCGGCGCCGTTCGCTCCGTTGCCGCAGCCGACGCCCGTCCCGGTTTCGTAGACCGCGGTCATGGGCGTGCCCTGACAATCGCACAGCGCCGGCGGGCAGCAGCTCGGCTGGCTCCGCCACAGTGACGAGTCGTCGTAAGCGCAATTATTCGGTGAGCCCTGCAGGCAAGGCGAATCGGGCGGCAGCTCCGCGACCAGGTTCGGCCCGCGGTAGAACTTCACTGACGTTCCCGGCTTGCCGCTCAGATGAATCCGGCCGCGCTGATCCATATAGACGGTTTCGCGGATCCGCCTCGGCGGCCAGTCCAGGCCGACGTAGTCGGCGCATATATCAAAGATGTTCAGAAACCACTGCTTGGTCAGTTCCTCCGGCAGCGCGTCGTCGATTGCCGCGTGCAGCAGACAGAACTCATAAGCGGAGGCCAGCGCCGGCTCAGCAAATACCGGCCCAGGGACAGGGCCCGGCGCTGTGCCCAATACCGCCGGCGCTGACCCGTTGGCCACTTTAGCACTCCTGCACGCTGATGAAGACGCAGTCCTTGACCTTGATTTTCCGGCCCTGACAGTCACGCGCAATTACAACGATATTGAACCGATAGGAGCGGCCGATTGCGGTGTCCTCGTCGCACTCGATCATGTTCTGCGAGACTGTGCCGCTGATGTTGGTAAAGCCTGGCTGCGGCGGCGGATCGGGGTCGACGTCCATTCCCGACACCAGCGAAATCTCGGCCGGATCGGCGGCGACCGGCGGCGACACGTTGACGTCGAGCAGCTCCGCGGACAAAACCGACGACAGGAAGAATCCAGGCTGCTGCGCCAGGGTCTGTGCCCAGTCGATCTGCAGGAACATTTGATCGCCTGGCGCAATCGACCAGTAATCACAGCAGCACAAGTTCTGCGGCGGACAGGTCTGGTTCGGTGCAAGCATGGCCTAGCCTTTCACAATTTCACCATGCCCGATGATCGGGCCCGAGCTGCGGCCCCGCTTTGACACCAGCAGCCGCGGCCGCTTGCGGCAGCTCAACGGTGCGGTTCGGCGGGGCGCAGCCGTGAGCTTAACCCCACCGATAGGTGCGCGCCGCGATGGCAGCCGGGGCGCCACCTTAGCCGCGGTGTCGCCGACCGCGGGGTTCGGTCTCGTCGCCTTCACCGTGCGGCTGATGCGCCTGCGCCTCCGCTTCCGCGGCCTGCGCAAACGTGCCGGTCACGGTGCACATGCAGGGCGACGGGAACCAGTTCAGCGTGCAGGGTACGGTCTGCACGCCACAGCCGCCGCATGCATAACTGGGAGCGCTCATGATTTGTCCTCCGATTTGACCTTCCGCATATCTAACACTTGCTCGTCATTCTCGAGCTCGTCGAAGTCCTTATCGGTCGCGATCCGCGCCCATTTGCGATCGATCATGCCCTGCGCCACCTTCAGCGCGACCTCGTAACACTCGCCCGGATCAAAGCGCTGCGCGTCCACTCCATTAACGTAGTACAGAACCGGCTCAGGCCAGATAATCCGAACCACCGCGGTTCGGCGGACAGGAGGCTGACTTGATAGCGTTGGCATGCCCTGACACTCTCTGGGTCGTCTTCGTCCAGCGGCACGACCCGCAACCAGCCCGCGGTGAAATGCCTATAGGCGACGTCGTCGTCGCCTTCGATCACGTCAACAAGCGGCAGTGTACCACCTTCCCGGTTTAGTGCGCGGACCAGGTCCAGCCGGGCGTTGCTCAGTTGGGAAACGTCGGCCCACAGAATCGGGTTCGGCTCCGGGGTCGCTGTCGGGGGACCGTGCTGCACACGAAACCGCGCCCGCCCCGTCCCCCGGAACCTGATCGTCACGTCGCCGTCTATCCGCTGCGGCCGCGTTTGCCCGCCTGCGAATAGCGCTCGCATCTAGTGCGGGGCGAACTTGGCCGGGTTGCCGGGGATTCCGGCCCGCTTCAGACGACTGACGACACAGATCGCGTCGACCCCGGTCGGGGTCCCGGTGACCTTGATAAACTGCTTCGGGCACTCGGCGCTGTACTCGCAGGTCGCCTTGTCCTTAAGCGGGTTTGTCGCCGAAAAGGTGATCGTCGCCGGTGTCGTCACTGCGTTCGGATCGCTCGAGCACTCGGGATACAGCGCCAGGTCCGCCCAGGTCGCCGGATCCGGTGAACATGGATCGTTCGCCAGTGCGCTCGCCGTCTGAATGTGCACCGTGCCCGTCGTGATATCGGCGCCGCTGCCATTGTGCAGAAGCACCGCCCACACCAGACCGACCGACACGTCGACCCATTTCGGATCGGCGCAGATCCCGCCAGCAAAGTAGCCAACGCCTGAATAACCCGACATGGTTCGACTCCCTTAGTGGATTCGGAGTAATCTAGCCGCATTGCTGCAGATAACCGCGCCCCCCACCCTCGCCTCGAACTTAAAAAGCACGCAAAAGCCTGCGCTATACGGATCCTGAAGCATCGTCACCGCCTTGCGGTTAACGATCATGTAGACCTCTTTCCAATTGCCAAAGGCGACCGGCAGCGACCCCGGCGCAACGTTCGGCATCTGGGTGACGATCTGCACCGGCGAGCCGGCGAGCATGAAGGTCCCGGCGTCAGTCGGGTTCGACAGCAGGATCGGCCGTCCCATGGCATCGGACAGTGTGAGCGCCTGGCCGAACGTGAACTGATTCATCAGGTAGGCCGATCCGGCCTGAAACTGCATCGGGACCTGCCACTTCAGCATGACCAGGTCCTGCCAGGTGAAGGTCCCGGCAGGCGTGCCGGTCGACGTGTCGCAGATCGGAATCCCGGCGTTCGGGTTCATCACGCCAAGCGGCTTGCCGACGCCGTCGCCGGTGATGACCGCGCTGCTGATGGTGTTGCTAAAGGCGCGATTGACCTTGCTGACCATCCAGGCCTCGAGGTTCGTGGCCGCGTCCTCGAGCAGGTCGCGGGTGACGCAAACGATGTAACGCAGTGTTTCGGGCTTGATTTCCAGCTCGCCCAGCCCTTCGGTCAGGTTCGGCGCCGGATTGTTGGCAAAGCAGGTCGTCTGGCAGGCCCAGGCGGCGATATCGAGATCGACGTTGTCGACCATGAACTTTACGGATGGACCGGCAATCGTCATGTTGCCCATGAGGCCGGCGACGTCGGTCGGCTGAACCAAGCAGCTCAGAATCCGATTCGACATTTCCGGCGGCAGGATGAAGCCCGACGCCCCCATGTTGAACGAGGAGAGCGACTTCTGATTCTCGGCTGAGAGTTGCCGGATATCCGCATGCATCAGGGCGCGGACCGCCTTGCAGCCGCCGAGCGCTTCGCTGATCTGGTCCTCGGTTGCGGCGAACGGGTGATCCGGGTCCTGTTTGGTGACCTTCCATTCGTGCCGGTGCTGCAGGAGGCTGACCGCCTCTTTGCGCTCAACGTCGACCGCGCCCAGGGTGCCATTGCCGCCGTCGCGCTGGACCCGCTTCAACACGTTGTTGATCGCGTCCTGCAGGGCCTGCATTTTGGTTTCGTGGCCGACCAGATCGGTAATCACTTTCCCGAGCTTGGTTTCGGTTTCGCCGATCGACTTCGACGACTTCTGCTGCTCGCCCTTCAGTTCCTCGAGAATGGCAAGCCGCGCCGCGTCGGTTTCGGCGATCTTGTCCTTGGTGGCTTTGACCTGGTCAATCAGCGCCTGCATGCCCGTTTGATCGGTCATCTTGAAGCCCTCTCCTGCAATGCCGCCAGCAGGTCTTTCACCTGCGCAGATACGGCGTCAAATTCCTTGCCATCCGCGGACGGCGGACCCTTGGGATCAATCTTTGACTTCCAGGCGGCGACGATCTTCGCCTTGATTTTGCTGACCTGGTCGGAGCTGTACTTGGCGGCGTTGCCCTCTTTGTTGATGTAGTTCCAGGCCGCCCGGATATGCGCTTCGGTGTCGATCGGGTAGCGCTTTTTCCCGTCCTCCTGATAGCCAGGATCGGCATAGGTCACGTCGCCGTATGGCTTCTTCGGGTCCGACTCTTTCGGTTCGACCATGTCGTCGGGGAGCTCGTCGTCGTCGTCGACCGCGGTGATCAACAGCGGCCGCTGCTTGACCGCGATCAGGGCGTCGAAACCCTTTGCCATGATCACGTCAATTTCGGAGCTGGCGAACCCCTGGTCGTCGAGCCAGTCGCGCATGAAGCCGCGGGTCAGTTGCCCGTCCGCCTTGACGTCGCGGATCCTGGCTTTCGGGTTCGCCGGGATAGCGACGATGGAGCATTCAACCAGCTTCGCCTTGCTGATGGTGCGGCGGCCGCTCTTTTCGTCCCAGGTCGCCCCGTTCGGCTTGACCTGGTAGCCGACCGACAGGCCGGACAGGTAGCCGCGTTTCATCAGCTCGTAAGTCTCTTGCGCCAGCGGATTCGAGGCCAGGCACAGGGCGCCTTCGACCTTGAGCTGCTGGCCTTCCTGGCTGAACTTTTTCCAGCCGCCGATAACCTGGTTCGTGTTGTGACCGCGCAGCATGGCCGCCAACGGCTCGCCGTTGGACTTGTAGTCGAACGGCTCAAAAGCGCCCGCGGTCATCACGTCGTTGTGCAGGTCAAGGTCGGAGGTTGAGGCAATGCCCGTAAAATGTGCTTCGCCGTTCTGTTCGTTCAGCGCTTTAGTTTCATATGCCGCTGAGAACTCGGCGTACCGCATTTTGAGTTAGTCCGCCCGCGGGAGCACTATCCCTTGGGGCCGGGAGCATAATCGCCTATTTCCGCCGGTGCAACGGGAGTACAGTCCGCCAGCACCTAAACCCGGAGGGGACCCGATGGCATGTGCTCCCTGCGCCCAGACCCGGCGCCAGGCAATCACTTCGGCGACCCGGCTTGACGCCCGCGGCTTCGTCCAGGCGGTCAGTCGCGGCGTTGCGATCGTCACCTATAAGGCCCGCGGCATCGATCCAGCGACCGTCTATCCGACGTCTGGCGCAGCCAGCCCAGCGACGCCCTACCGGCGCCCAGTACGACCGGGGCGGACCAAATGAAGCTCCCGACCCTTTGGCGCAAGGCAGCGCCGCGGGGCGGCGCCGTTCCAATCGACGCGACCGGCGTCGGGTCAGGCATGACCCTGAACCTCAATCGCGTCAGCAGCGAAATGCTGCGCGAGTACACCAGGTCAATCTATCTTTGGCGCTGCGTCGACATGATTGCGCAGATGGCCTCGAGCGTTGAGCTAGAGGTGAAGCCGACCGACAACCGCGGCCTGAACCCCGCCGAGCAGCAGGTGCAGGACCTGCTGGCAAAACCTAACCCGCAGTGGAATTACGCGGCGCTGCAGTACTTCGTTGCCGCCAGCCTGGCGGTCGCGAACCGCTGCTATCTGTTGCGGATCCGCGGCATGAACGGCGAGACGCTCGAGCTGTGGCCGATCAACGCCAACGAGATCACGACCGTCTACCGCGGCATGACCAAGGTGATCGACGCCTTCCAATGGATCGGCCCCGGCAATCAGACCCGGCAGATCGTGTTTCCGGTCGATCCCGACACCGGCGACTGCGATATTCTGTATGTCCAGCGACCGGCGCTGAACTGGGTCGCCGATCAATCGCCCGCGGCGGTCGCCGCAGCCCCTGCCGAAGTGTTTACCCGGATCCTGCAGCGCTGCGCCGATATCGTGAACAACACGTCGAACATTACCGGCGTGTTGTCGACCGACGCGGAGCTGGGCCAGAAGGCCATTACCGACATGAAGGATCGACTCAACCAGTACAAGACTGGCGGGGCCGAATCCGGATCGACGCTGATCACCGCCAGCGCCCGCTGGGACATGACGCGGCTATCAGAAGATCCTTCGAGCGCGCTGTCGGTTGAGATCAAAGATAGCCTAGCGCGCGACGTCTGCATGACCTTCGGCGTGCCGTCGCAGCTCGTCGGCCTGCCAGGAACCGACACCTACAACAACATTGCGCTCGCCCGCGTCGGCTTCATGACCGATTGCGTCCTGCCGGGTTACGTCAACCTGTACGTCGCTGCGCTCAACGCCGCGTTAATGGACGACGTCGACGCCTCGATTTGTCCGGATATCGATGGCCTGCCTGCAATGCGGACGTCCCGCCTGCAGCTCGTCGACACCGCCAACAAGGCGACCATGCTGTCGATCAACGAACAGCGCGAGCTGCTGGGCTATGCGCCCTATGACGACCCCGATGCCGACACGCCGGTCGAGCTGGAGACTCTGCGCCTGAAGCGGCTGCAGATCGAAATGCAGTTCGGCGCGCCACCAATGGATACGGGTCAGCCGACATGAGCTGCGGGCCCGCTTGTCAACTCGCCCGACGTCGGTTCGTGCAAGCGGTCCGCGAAATGGACAAGCACCTTGAGCGCATCGTGGTCTGCGAGTGTGGGTGGTCTGGCCGCAGCGGCGCGTTGATCGCTAAACACAAGCTGGTATGTCCAAAATGCGGGAGCGATAAAATCGACTACGTCATCGCACCGTCAACCGAACGAAGGCAATAGCCGAAGCGCAAGTCGAAACGCTGATGCTGGTCAACACGCGCAGCGACAAAGTATTCCAGCGCTACCTCGATGAACGCGAGCGCGACCTGTACGACGGCATCGTCCCGGTGCTGATCGCCAGCGTCCGCCTGCAGGCGGCGCGCAATCATATTCAGGGCCAGGACTATCTGCGGATCCGCGGGGTTCCGATTCTTGTCCGCCACTATCGCCAGGTCTACGGCGACCAATTCCGCGCCCTGAACGCTCTCGAGTCTCGGAGCAAAGCAGCCGGCGATCGGCGATCAACCCCGACCTTCCTCGAGCGCCGAATGGACTACCTGAAGGCCAACGCTGGCCGAAAGATCGCCGACGTGTCGCGACACCAGGCGCGCGCAATTGGCGATATCGTCACCAACATGACAGCGGAAGGGCGGTCGCCGACGCAAATCGCCCGCGATATAGCGGAGCAGGCGCCCGAGATTTCCCGCGCCCGCGCATCGGCGATCGCCCGAACCGAAACCCATAACTCGGCCATTGCAGCCCTGATCGACGGCCTGCAGTACAAGCGGGTACCCGCGCAGACAAAGACCTGGGCGACTGCCCACGACAGCAAGGTCCGCCCGTCGCACCAGGCCGTGGGCGGCACGACCCTGGCCTTCGACGAACCGTTCGACGTCGGCGGCGCCGAGATGATGTATCCCGGCGACGACAGCCGCGGCGCTGGCGCGGAGGAAATCGTCAATTGTCGCTGCAGTCTGTTGATCGACGCGGAGGACCTACCCGACGCGGAGGCCACATGAGACTCGGACTAGCCGCACTCGCGATGCTGTTGAGTGCCCCGGCGAGCGCGCAGTATTGGAGTTACCCGCCCGGCTACTACTATCCGCAAGGCCATGTGCGCCCGGCGCCTCGCCC